CTGCGTCCTCGAGGGCCAGCAGCTTCTTCTCCAGCTTCTCCCGGTCCCGGTCGCTGCCCGCCAGATACTCCTCCTTCACGGCCTCGGTGATCTTGTCCTTGATGCTGCTTTTCTTCTTGCCTGCCGTCAGCAGCCGGTTGATCTCCGTCTGCACGTCCTCCGCCCGGCCATTTTTCACTTCGTCCAGGAGCGCGTCGTATATGCTGCCGTCCTTGCTGCCCGCCAGCAGTTCGTCTGCCTTGCCGTCCACCGCCTTGTTCACAAGGTCGATGAGCTGCGCCCGCCGGGCCGCGTCCGTTTTGCCCTTGGCCCTGTCTGTCACAGGGGCGACGTCCAGCCCCTCCCGCAGCTTCTCAAATACGGCCTTTCGGGCCTTTTCCTCGGCCCGGGCCTTCCCGGCGTTCCGGGCCTTGGCCGCCGCCAGCACGTCGGCGTCGTACTGCTTCAGCCGCCTTGCCAGCTCGCCGTCCACCTTGTCCGTCTTATTCATCTGTTCCAGTTTCTTCATCGCCGCCGCAGCCTCCTCGCTGTCCCCGCTCTGGATGGCGTTGTACAGCCGGTCGTACTGCCCGGTGGCCGAAGAGGGTGCAGAGTTAAAGCTAAACCCTTCGCCTCTGCCGATGGCCTGTGCATCCTCCCAGTAGCCTTCAAACGCCTGCATCACCTTCCGGATGTTCGCCGCCGGGACGCCGTAGAGTTCAAGGCCGCACTGGATGTCCTTCAGCACCGCCTTGTTCAGCTTCTGGTGGTGTGCTGTCAGCTCTTCCTCGCTCATCTCGCCAGTGTCCGTCCGCAGCAGCTTGACGGTCTTGGTAAAGGCAGCAAACAGGTCGTTCACCGCGCTGATGTTGGTGGCGCTCACCACGTCATAGTCCTTGCCGTCCCGGGCGTTGGTCAGGGCGCTGTAGATCTCCGAGCCGTACAAAAAGTTTCCGGCCGCACTTTCAGTGTACAGGTCGAAAAACCGCTTGCCCACGCTGGCCGCCGTGATGTCGCCGTTCTCGTCCTGCTCCTTGTCCCACCGGTGGAGCAAAAAGTCCGCGCCGATCTTCATGAGGGCAAACACCGCCGTCTGCACGACCTGGCTTGCCGCCGCCTGGCGCAGGCCCTGTCCGGCCCGCTGTACCTCGGCTTTGTTTTCCGCGCTCTGGTCGGCAGCGTACCGCGCCTTCTGAGCCTTGTAGTCGCCCACGGCGTCGGCCAGGATGCCGTAGTTCTGGAATCGCTGGGTGGTAAACATGGTCAGCGTCTTTACAAACTCGTTGTCGCTGCGCTGGATGCCCGCCCGTTGCATGGTGGTGTAGTTGGGCTGCGTCTCCTCGATGACCCGCTGGTACATCTTGTTCACGGCTTCCCAGTAGGCTTCGCTGCCCTTCTCCGCGGCACCCTCGCTGAATTCTGCCGTATGGTGCTCCACATACCGCTTCGCGCCCTCCCACAGCGCCGCCACCGTGATCTCGTCCATGCCGGTGATCCAGCCGGTCACAGCAGGCATGGCTTCCGACGCTTTGGCCACAAGGTTTTTGTGCGCGCCGATGGAGCTCATCTCTCCCCGCTTGGTGCCGCGCAGGCGGTATTGCAGCAGGGCGTCGCCGTGCTGGCGTATCTCTGCTTCCACCGCGGCCCGCTGCTTGCCCGAGAAATTCTTCACGAAGGGCAGCACCGCCGCCATGGTGTCTGCTCCCAGCACAGCGCCCGCCGTGGGCAGACTGGCCGCCTGCGCGATGGCCACGCCCGGGTTCACGGTCAGGATGGCCCCGGCGTAGTTGCCCCGCATCCGGTCGAGCGCCCGGCTCATGGTGCTGCTGCGCTTGCGCCGCGTGGTCTGCAGGTCGGTCAGCAGGTCGTTGATGTAGTTTACCGTCTCCTTTCCCCACTTCTCGCCGATGATCTTGTCCTTCAGCACACCGATGCCCTCTGCCGTCTCCACGGTGCTGTTCAGCACCCGCTGCACGTCCCGGATGGGGGCCGCAAGGCCCGCATAGGCTGCCGTGTCCCGCAGGCTCCGCTTTACCACGTTCTGGCACTCTTCCAGCAAAATGGGCTTGTCACTCTTCACGCGCTCCTTCAAAAAGCCCCTGCCCTCGATGGTGGCATCCATCTTCACGCCCTCAATCTCCGTCGCCAGCGTGCTCCGGTCTACCGCGATGGGGTAGTAGTTCTTCACGGTGGCCCGGTCGTAGCCCAGCAGCTTCATGCTGGTCTCGTTGATGAGGTTCGTGGTGTACCGCCCGAAAAATTCCTCCATGTCCTTGCACCAGTTTCGGTCATAGTCCGTCATGGCGTCCTGTACCGTCTGCAAAATGGTGTCGGCCATCGGGACACCATCGGCGTTCACCAGCGTCCCCAGCATCACGGTCTGGCTGCGCTGGTAGGCTCTCTCGATGTTGCCCTTGGCGTACTGGGCAGCGTCCGGCAGGGTCAGTCCACCGGTCATCAGGTGGTGGCGGCTGTCCTCGTTGCGCAGCAGCATGTACAGGCTGCACAGCTGTGCGTGGTTCAGCGGCACGGCATTGCCCTTGCTGTCCTTCAATCCGATGTCCACCAGCTCCGCCCCCGGCCCGGCAAAAGCTTCCACCTCTTTCAGGTGTTCCTTGCCGGTCACGTTGGCAAACAGGCTTTCGCCTTCTACCAGGATCTCCGTCTGCCGCCGCTGGCCGTCGTTCAGCATCTGCCCCAGCTTCTCCATCTGGCCGTTTTTGGTGTAGCCGCCCAGGCGCCGGAACATTCTCGTGCCGCCCAGCATGTCCAGCTGGTAGCGGTTCATCGCGCCCTTCGCCTTTTCGAATTTCTCTCCGAAGCCGTTGCCCTCCGAGTTCAGCACCTCGCGGGCGGCCTTCATGGCCATGCCGTCCACCTCTTCTGCCCTCGCAAGGCTCAGGGTCTTGTTCTCGGTCCGGATGATGTGCAGTGTGCTGGCCGTAATGGCCTTCAGCATCCGCAGCTGATCTACCGTCATGGGCAGATAGGTGCGGTTCTCCGTCTCCCGGATGCGCTGGCGCAGCCGGTCCCGCAGCTGTTCGGCCTTGTCGCCGTCCGGCAGGGCCTTGGCTTCTTCCAGCTGCTGCCGCAGCCGGTCGAGCTTTGCCTGCTTGCTGGCGTTCATGTCGTCCCGCAGTGTCTGGATGAGGTTTTCCACGCCGCTGTTCTCCCAGTCGGCGTGGATGCTGACGTCCATCTCTCCACTGCGCCGGATGCTGTCCTGCAAGGCGGTCAGCTTGGTCAGGGCGTTGTTGTTCAGCACTGCCGTGTCTGCCAGCTTCGCCACCTCAGCGGCCTGCACGATGAGGCTCTTCTGCACATATTTCCCGGGCTTCGGTCGCAGCACCATCTGGTTGAGCTGGGCGGCATTGTTCCGGATGCTCCGTTTCAGTTCGTCCGCCTTCCGGGCGTCCCGGGCTTTCTGCACCCGCTTTTCGGCCAGCGCCTTGGCCACGGCAATGTCTTCGTCCCGCTGCTGGCGCGCCGCCTCGATGGCAATGGCATTCCGCTTGGCCTGTTCCTGCTGCCAGGCTTCGGCCTTCCGCTGGTTCTCCTGTTCCCATTCCAGAATGTCGTTCTCCTGGAAGATGAGCTGCCGTTCCGCCCGGTCGGCTCTCTGCTGCTCTCCGGCCACCTGCCGGGAAAGGTCGTTGATCTGCGAGCGCAGCTGCTGCCGCTCCAGCTTTATCTCATCCAGCATCTCCTGCCGGGCCAGCTTCATCCGTTTTTTCTCGGCCTTCCATTCCCGGTCGTAGGCTTCCCGCAGGGCGGTCAGCTTCTCGTCGAGGCCCGCCGCCGTGCTCACCTGTGCGCCCAGCGTTTCCAGATTCTCGTTGAGCTGCTGCTCCGCCCGGCTCACACTCTTGACCTCGTCGCTCTGGCTGCGGCTGTTGGCCCGCATCCGGTCGGCAAAAGCCTTCCGCTGGGCCTGCTGCACGCTCTTCAGTCCCTTCGTCACCTCAGCCGCCCGCTCCTCGTTTCCGGCAGCCATGGCGGCCACCTCCCGGTTATGCTTTAAGATACCCTCGAACACCGCCTCGGCGTCGGTCATCTCCGGGTGGCTCATGATGTCGCCGATCATCCGGCCCGCCAGTTCCACCTTTGCGTCCTCGTATTCGGCAGCGTCCGCAAACCGGCTCATCATCCGGGGCTTGATGGTGTCGTGTACGTTCATCAGCACGTCGAGCCATTCCGTGCTCTCCATGCTGGCTGCGCCCGCCACGCCCGCTTCCTGTGCCGCCGAGCGGAAGAGTGCTGCCGCGCTCTCCTTCACGCCGCCCACGGCCCGGGTGTCGTTCACGATGGCCTCGTACTGTTCCGCCGGGTTGCCGTCCCGGTATCCCTCTGCCTGCCGCAGCTTCACGCCGTGGCGCCGGGCCTCGGCGACCGCCTCTGTCCAGCTTCCGTACCGCTTCACAAGCTCGGCCTTGGCCTTGCCGTTCTTGTCTACCGTGTAGGTCAGGTCATGCAGGTCGGGGTACTGGTTCCACAGCTCCGTGTTCCGGTAGGTGGCCTCATCCAGTACCTCGCCCGCCAGCGTCTCGGCCAGTCCCTGCGCCTTGGCCATGTCCGCGCCCTCCGAGCGCAGATACTCCACCAGCGCCCGCGTCTCGTTTGCCAGCTTCGTCCGGTCGGCCCTGCTGCCGTTGGTCTTCGTCCATCGGATGGCGAGGCTCTCGAGGGCAGCGTCCGAGAGCCGGGTGTTCTTCGTCAGGCCGAAGAACTGGTTCAGGGTGTCAAAGGCCGCAGCCTTTTCTGCCAGTACCCGGCTGGCCTGCCGCTGCTGGTTCTGCTTGGCGTCCCGGTCGGCCTGTTCGGCCCGCTGGTAACGGAATCGTGCCAGCTCACTCTCTGCCGGGAGTTCCCCGGTCTTGTAGTATTCCCGGATCTCTCTTACGACCTTGTCGGCATCCACCTTCCCGCTGTACTCCTTGCTGGCAGCCACCCGCCCGTCGGTGGTGGAGATGTCGATGGTGAAACGCCGTTTCTCGCTGCCCAGCTGCTCCACCATCGCGCGGATCTGTCTCAGCTGCTGTTCGGTCGGTGGAGTCTTTGCCGCAATGTCAACGCCCGGGGCCTCAGCCATCACACGCACATTGCCATCTGCCAGAAACTTGTTCAGGGCCTCCGTGCCGTTTGGCACCTCCGCCGGGCCGAACACGTCCAGTATTTCTCTGTGGTCAGTGTCCCGGGTTCCGTCATTCTGCGCAAAATTCAGCATCCGGCCATCAGGCAGGATGTACCCTGCCCGTTCAAAACGGTCTGTCGTTCCAAACTGCTTCACGGCCAACTTCCGGCGGTACTCAGGCTTTCCGCCCGCCGCCTTGGCCTTGGTATCATACACCTTCTGCTGCTCCTGCTTCACGGCCTGTCGGGCGTTTTCCACTTCGGCCTGTGCCTGCCGCAGCTTATCGTTCACTTCGCCGATGCGGCTTTCCAGTTCTGCACCGCGCCGGTTGAACTCCTTGCGCTTTTCCAGATAGCTTTGGTACTCTTCGCTGGCCCTGAATGCCTTGCCCTTTTCCGAGAACAGGCCATAGGCTTTTTTCTTTTCTTCGATAGCCCGCACTTCGTTGCTTTCCTGCCAGTTTGCACGCTCTTCCTTCAGGGCGCGGCGCTGACGTTCCAGCTCCCGGCTTTCTTTCTGAAGCTCACTCTGATTTCGCCGGGATTCGCTTAGCTGGAACCTCACCGTTTTCTTCACAGCCTCGTCGGTTCTCTTGCTTTCGTCGGAGGTTCGTGCTATACTTTGTTTAGAAGCCTCCGGCAATCTGCTGGCATCATGACTTTGTGTTTTGGTGACGGTTCCACCGGAGGCTTCTACCGAGACCTCCGGCCCGCTGCTCCTCGAATCTTCGGATTCTATGTGGGCTTTGCCGGAGGTCTCTATTTTTATGGGCTTAATGTCCACAATATCATAGAATATCTCCCGCTGGTCCGTTTTGATGGCCGTCAGCACATCCGCCTCATAGGCGTTCTGCCCGACTTGGATCTTGATTTTTCCCCGGTTGAATGCTTCCGCATTCTTGTGGTTCGCAGGCTCACGGTATACTTCGTCTGCCGTCCGAATGATCTCGTCCAGATTGGCTGCTATCCGCATTTTATCTGCATAGGCATTTGCGCTCTCCCACTGCAATGCTTTCGTATACTTTGACCAGACAAATTCTTTGCGGCTTTCTTTCGTATTTTCAATCGTCCAGTCGTTCCGCTTAAAGCCGTTCGGAAAACGCTCCTTGATAGCCTGCTTGACCGTAGACTTCCACTCTTCCTGCGGGACATCCTTCAGAATATCTTCGTCGATTTTGATATAAGTCTCTCCGGCCTTATCCTTCAAAATCGAAAATCGTACCCCCTGTTTTTCCGCCGCGCTCTCGGTCTTGAGGGCTGCGGCGTTTTCTTTTGCCGCCCGCAGGTTGTCCATGGCCTTTTCTGCGTGGGCGAAATACTCGTCCTGTAAGGTGCGCTTTTCGGCCTCGGCCAGACGCTTCGCCTTCAGGGCGGCGCGGTCGTCCGGGTCTGCGGTCAGCACTTCCTTTGCCCGGCCGATAAGCGTGTCCAGCATCTGCCGCACCTGCTCCATCACCTTGTGGATGGCGCCGCTCTTGCCTGCGTTCTTCTCTGCCTGCCCGCGCTGGAACGTCACCCAGCGCTTGAAGCTCTCCTCGCTGTCAAAGATGCCCCGCCATGCGTCGGCCACCAGCTCCTCCGCTGCCTGCTCATAGGTCAGGCTCTGGGCGCTGTAATCCCGCAGTTTCGCCCGGATCATCTCGTCCAGGCTTTCGTAGCCACTGCTCTTCGCCAGATATTCCAGCGCGTGCTCCTGCAAAGTCCTTGCGCCCTCGGCGTCCAGCGCGTTGTACCAGTGGTAGTCCTCGTGCAGCACGGTGCCGAAGATGTCCTGCGCGTTGTCTCCGAAGAAGATCCGGGCCGTCTCGGTGTCCACATAGGCCCTGATGCTCCGGTCGTTCTGCAGCACATTGTACAGGATAGCATCCGTGCCGGTGGCCGCTGCGTTCAGGCTGATGATCTGGCTGGCCGGGTCGCTCTCCTGCCGCATCGTACCCTTGGCGTATACCTCGCCCCTGCCGCTGGTGCTCTCGCTGCCAAGCGCGCCGCCCAGTTCGGTCATCTTTTCGGCATAGAGCATCCGTTCGCCCTTACCCTGGGTGTAGGCGATCTCAAGGGCCGTCCGCCCGGCGTCGGTGCTCAGGATGTAGTTGATGTCCGCCGCCGTGCCGCTCATGCTGCCCGCCAGCTCCAGCGCCTGCGCAAAGGTGGCAGCGCCGCTCCGGCCCAGCCGGTACAGCGGCGACGCTGCGGCCGCATACCGGTCAGCGTCCACCCTGTCCGGCATATTTTTGCTGATGGTCTCGGCTGCCTTGTCCGTCACCCGCCAGCCTTCCAGCGCCCGCTGCACCTCGGCCTCCCGCTGGGTCTTCGGCGCTTCCGGCCGGAGTCCCAGAGTCTCCCGCAGCGGGGCGTTCTCGTAGCTGTCGGTTTCACCTACAGCGGCAGCCGCTTCACGCACGTTGTCCGGCGCAGCCGTTTCCGGCATGACATCGGCGGTTTCTGCGGGAGCATCCTGTACTGTCTGCGGCACACTCGCAGCTTCGCTGGGCAGCTCTGCGCTCTGTACGACAGGCACCGCTTCGCTTTTCGCCTTCTGCTGTGCGGCGATCTCCCGCAGCATCCGGCGGGTCGCGCCCGCAGTGTCGGGCAGCGTCACGCCGTAAGCCTGCTCAAAGGCCGCACGGTTTTCCCGGTTCTCGGCGTTCGGTGTAAACAGCCCGATGGTCCTGCCCGTCAGGCTGTCGCTCGCCGCCACTTCGGCAAACTGCCGCACCGCCGGGTTTTCCGACTGCGCAGCAGCCTCGTTTACGCTGCTGTTTACTCCTTCCGTCTGCGCCTGCGGCGCATCCGCCCGCTGCATACTTTCAGTGGAGTTCCGTTCTCGCGCGGCGTCAGCCGACGGGAACGGTGAGAGGTTTTCTTCCTGCCCGCTGATGTTTTCAGTGGCCGCAGGCGAAGTCGGCTGAGAGGGCTCCGCTGCCCGGGCCTCCCATTCCTTCTGCTGGGCGGCAGCCCGCTTCATCCGGTCCGTCCGGTCGTAACGCTCCGCCTCCCTGTCCAGCGCTTCGCTCATGCTGTGCAGCCCTGAGCCCACAGCGCCGCCCAGCGCGCCGGACGCACCGCCGGAGAGTCCGCTTTCCAGCGCGGTCAGGAAGGTGTCCTTGCTGAAGAGGTTCTTCGCCGCCTCGCTGTCCCCCAGCGCAGCGTCAATGGCCATGTCCGCATAGGTCTCCGCAAAAGCCTGCATCGAGTTGTCGATGCCGCCCGAGATGGCCGCAGCCACCGCCGGGTACCGCTGCGCCAGCTCCGAGCTGCCCGCCAGCCCCTGCACCCAGTCCGCGATCTGCCCGGCCATCGTGTCCTTGGCGTAGTCCGAGCCCATGGTCTTTGCAAGGTCGGCTGCGCCCACCGAGTTGATGGCCCAGCCTGCACCAAACTTGGCGAGGCCGCCGCCCAGGGCCTTACCGGCGCTTTCGCCCTTCTCCGCGCTCTGTCCCATGGCCTCCGCCGCGCCCTGGGCGCTCAGCATAGGCAGGATCCACGCAACGCCATCGCCACCTGCTGCAATGGCCAGATTCTCCGCCGCGCTGGTCACAGCCCCCGCCACGGCCCGCTGGGCCGGGCTCAGGCCGCTCTGGGCCGCCGCCGTCAGCTTCTGCCCGCGGTCATAGAGCTGGTAGCCCACGCTCTGGTTCTTGTCGATGCCGTCGCTCACTTCCAGCCCCGCCAGCTTCTGGCGCATCTCCCGGATCTCCTTGGAGTTGTACCCCATCGAGATCAGCTCCCGGTTCCGGCTCTCCGGCCAGGTGGGGTTATAGTCCATGTCCACATCGGTCAAAAGGTTAAAAAGGCTCTGGGCGTGTTCGTCGCCCTTTACCTCCTGCTCCACCTGTTTCCAGTTCTTCAGGGTGGCGTCGATGTTCTTTCCCGCCTGTACGCCGTACTCCGCGCCCAGCACCGGGGCAGCGGCCACCGTGTCTCCGATGCCGCCGATGGTGTTCGCCGCCCGGCGCACATCCCGCTGCCATGCGGGGATGGCGTCCAGCGCAGCGTTCATCTTCCGGGCCTCGTCGATCTGCGCCTGTGTCCAGCCGCCCTTCCGGATCAGGTCGGCGTCCGTGTACGCGCCGTGGGTGTTGTCCACCCGCCGCACCGCGTCGGCCAGATTCTTGTTGTCCCCGGTGTCCATCCACTGGTTGATCCGGTCGAACTCGTCCGGTACGCTGTCCTTGGCAAAGCTGGCTCTCAGCTCCTGCGCCCGGCCGCTGCCGTAGGCCATGGCCCCGCTGCCCACGTTCTCCAGCACGTTCCCGCTCTTCGCAGGTACGCCCCACTTCCGCCCCATGTCCAGCGCCTTTTCAGTGGCCGCAGGCGCAGCCTGACTGAGAGGTTTCTTCCCGGTCGATACTCTTCCGGCAAGGCTGGTATCGTTCCTCGCATCCACCTCCCCCATGTCGCTTATGTGCCGCTCGGTGTACTGCTGTAAGGCTTTGTCCCGGGTGCGCTGCTCCGGTTCTGCCTGACGTTGTGCTTCCTTTTTGTCAAACTCCCGGCTCCACTGGCTCAACTGCTCCTTGGTGACGCTGCTCTTCTTTGTGGTGATGTTCTGCGCAGTGCTGCCCGCCCCACTCACCTTGTCCGGGTTCTTTGCGGCAAATTCCCTGCTCCATTGTGCGAGCTGCTGTTTGGTTACTGCCATTTGTTTGTCCTTTCTGTCTTACCCTGCCAGCTCAAAGGCTTTCCAGATTTCGTCGTCCGTGTATCCCTGATACTTCAGGCTGTCAAAAATAGTCTGGTCATCCGAGCCGTGGTTCCTCTGGCCCTTGATGGCGTTCGCCGCCACCTGCGCCCGCTGCGGGACACTCGACTGGCTTGCCGTTCTTCCGGTGCTCTGGCTCTGTCTGTTACTTGTCCCAGTACCCCACTTGTTTGCCGGGTCTCCTTTCCAGCTCTGCCCCGTCAGACCTCGGTTCGTCTCCAACAGGTTCGGGGTGTCGTCCTTTATCCAGCCCGCATCCGTCAGCGTCCGCTTGTAAAAATCGTACAGCGGCTCATTTCCCTTCATAGAGGAAAATGTCTTTGCCATACTTTGCAGCTGACTGTTCGTCCAGCTGCTCCCGCTGCCTTTCGTTCCGCTGCTCCTTCTGCCCGAAGAGCTGCCCGAGCCGCCTGCGCTCTTTGTTGCCAGCGTCGTTGCAAGCTGCCGTCCTGCGATCGTCCTGTAATTTCCCACAGAGTTCGGATCCAGGCCGTACAGTTCCAGCACCGCCCGTGCAGCCTCGTCGCTGCCGCCGCCTGCCAGCCCGGCTGCGGTCGTGAGCGCACCCGCCTTGTCTGCGCGGGTGATGGGTGCGCCGCTGTAATTGTCGAAGATTCCAGTGTCCAGACCATACCGGCCCAGCACGGCGTTCGCGGCATCGCCCGCCCCCTGCTGGTACAGGTTGAACGCCTGCTCGTAGGCATTCAGTGCATCGCTCTGGCCGGTGCGCTCTTTGTTGTACTCCCACTGTTCCCGGGCAAATTCGTTCTCCCACTGCTGCTGGGTGTAGCCCTTGTAGGTGTCGTAGGCCGTCAGCCCGGCTTTGCCCACGTTCTTGGCCATCTCCCACAGGTTCGAGAGGAAATCGCTTTTCTCCTGCGCTGCCTGATCTGCCCGGCTCTTCTTGTAGTCCCGCCAGTCCTGTGCATTGGCCACGGCTCCCTGATGCTCCGCCGCCTCGAGGCTGTCCTGATTCTGCAGCGCACTCAGCAGCCCCGAGAGGCCGTTCTGCTTCAGCTGGTACATGGTCAGGGCCTTGTCCCGCAGTCCGGCCAGCCCGTCGTCCACGTTGGCCATGGCCTGCTGGTATCCCTGCCGGGCCACGCTGCCCGCATAGCTCGAGCCGTACCCGCCGCTCAGCGCAGCCGCACCGGCAGCGGCATTCTCAGCCGCAGCTCTGGCGTTTGCCTGAGCACCGGCCCGGTACTGCCGGTAGAGTTCGCTGTCCGTGCCTACATCATAGCCCGCATTGCTGGCCGCGCCCATGCTGTCCAGCGCCTCATTGATCCGGTCGGTATACCTGCTCTGGTACACCCCCGGCATCGCGTTCTCCGCGTCCTTCAGCGCCGCCTGCGCGTCCTTGTATCTCTTAAAAACTCCCATCTTTCAAATCCTTTCCTTGATTCTTGACTGTCCGGGTTGCGGCTCCCAGCGTCTGCCGCGCTGCCGCTTGCATCCCGCTGGCCGCAGCCCCAACAGCTCCTCCCTGCTTCCTCCACTGGCGGCGGTCGTCGCCGTTGCCCTCGCTAGGGGAGCTGGCGCCGCATGGCGCCTGAGAGGTCCTTCCGAGATAGTGCTCTCCCGGGGAGTTGCTTTGCGCCGCGCCGTCAGGCGTGACGGAGAGGTTTTTGACCGCTCAGCCCCTTCCCGGGCAGGGCGTTTTTCTTTACATGAAAAGAAGGGGCAGCAGGGTCGCTCCCACGCTCACTACGGTGTTCCAAAATCCCGAGCGCCGGTTCTTCTTTGCCTGTGCCTCGCTGGCCGCCTGATTGTATGCGTTCTGGTAGTAGTTGCGCTGGTTCTCCCAGTTCTGGTAGTTGGTCTGGTATTTCTCGTAGTCCTGCGCCTCGGCCTGCTGGTATCCGCTCAGCTGGTTCTGCAGGTCGCTCTTTTTCTGGGTGTACTGGTTCAGCGCCTGGCTGTACAGACTGTTCGTGGCGCTGCTCAGGCCCGCCATGGCATTCTGGTAGGCTCTCTGGCCTGCCTGGGTGCCGTAGCTCGAGCCGTACCCGCCCGAGATGGCGCTGGCGTTGGCCTGCGCGTTCTCATTGGCCAGCTTCGCCTGCCGGGTGTAGCTGTTCTTGTACTGCTCGTAGGCCGCGTCTCGGGTGGGGTCGTAACTGAAACCCTTCATCCCGTCCAGCTGGCCCATCACGCCGTCGATCTTGTCCTTGTACTGGCTGGTGTAGTCGCCCGGCTTCTTTGCTTCCCACTCCTCCAGCTGCGCTCTCGCATTACTCAAATTGCTCATAGTCCATATCCTCCTGTCCTCGTAATCGAGGCCCGCTCTTTTGCGCCCTGTCGGGCCTCAGGTGTTCCGCTCAGACTTCCCCGGCCTGCCAAAGGCTCACCCATTCGGGGGAGCTGTCGGCGCAGCCGACTGAGAGGGCTATTTCAGCTTCTCCTGTAAGTCCCCCGAGAGATTCTCGGTGTCAATATTGCTCAAAATATATTCCAGCTGCTCCTGCATCTGGTACAGATAATTCCTCAGCTCCCGGGCGCTGGCCGTATCCAGCCCCTCCAGCCTCGGCATGGAGATCTTCGAAAGCCCTACGATACTAGCCACGTCTCGGTACACCTCCGTTCACTCTTCCGCCCTCGCTGCTGCTCAGCGTCATGGCGATGCTCCTCACTGCGATCTGCCCTTTTCCGGTCAGGCGCAGCCGCATGGTGTCGTGACGGGTCGGGACGAAGGGCAGGTTCACTCTCACACGCTTCCCTGCGGTGTCCACCCGGCCCATCTCCTGCCACTCGCCGCCGTCGAAGCTGGCCCAGAGCGTCACCACGGTCCGCTCCATCGCGTCCAGCCGCACCGTCACCCGGCTGCAATACTTGTCGTCCGGGCTCCCGAGTCCGATGTCACCGGTCACAGCCTCGTATTCCACCGTGTCCTCTTCGCCGCTGACCTCCCGGCTTCCGTCTGCGGCCCAGATGGCCTCTTTGTCCCAGAGATAGAGCTGTCGCCCGGTGCTGCACATGGCCCAGCCGGTGGCGTCTTCCTCGTGCCAAAGCCCTTTCTCAGTGTCGTATACCAGCAGCCGCTGCCCGCCGGAGCTTTCGGTGTGCAGATAGTACCGGCCCACCAGCCCTCCGGCGGCGGCTCTCGTCACATGGCTGAGGCGTTCTTCGTCCAGCGAGGCCGACACCTTGGTGGGCAGGCTGCCGTCCCACGCCATGACGCCGTCCATCGAGAGGTAGTACAGCGTCTCGTTGATGACGCAGAGACTCTGGTGCGCACCTTTGGCCACGCCCGAACACTGGATGCTGCTCATCTGGTAGTCGCTGGGCTTGGTGCCGTACAGCTTGTGCAGACCGTTCTCCTTGAAGAAAAGCACGTATCCCATGCAGGTGGCCGCACCGGTAAAGGCCCCGTCGCTGCCCACGGTCACGGCGTAGCTGTCCGCTGCCGTTCCCCGGTAGGAGAACCAGTTGGTGGCGTCGCCCAGCTTGCAGGCATAGATGACGTTTTCGGTGCTCGAGCAGCCCCATACACGGTTGTTGTGCTCCGTCAGCCAGTCGAGGTTCGGCACCCGCCGCTGGGCCGTCACGTCCGGGAAAGGCCCGTCGAAGGTCTGGGTGGTCTTGCCGTCCATGGCCGTCCACACCACGCTCTGGCCTGTCACCACGCAGGTGCCGTAGTACAAAACGCTCTCGATGTCCGGCGCGATGGAGAGGATGACCGAGTCTCCGGCCACGTCGTCCACCACTACGTCCCCGCTGAAATCAGAAGAGTAAGCATTCTTCACCACAGACGGGATGCCCGTCAGCGTCACAGTGTCCCCGGCTTTGAAAGCTTCGCCCAGCCCCTTGCAGGTCACGCGGCAGTAATTCAGTAGGATGTTCTGCCAGCCGCCCGCCGTGCTGTAAAGCTTCAGGGCGTCGCGGTAGCTCCACGGGGCGTCTTCGGCCTGTTTGAGCCAGACATCGCCGTTCTCCGGGCTTTCCGGTTCGGTCGCACCGAACAGATTCGGCGTGTACACTACACCGGCAGCATCGCAGGGGGTCACGGTCAGACTCACTCCGCCCTGCTGCCAGCTGGACCCCAGCGCACTCAGCGTTCCGCTCGCAGTGTCAAAGGACATCTTGTCCGGCCAGATGAGCACCTTGGTCCCCATGCCCACCAGTCTCTTTTCATTGTCGCTCAGGGCGCCTTTCAGCTCCACAGCGGCGCTGCCGTCATCCGGGGCATACCGCAGGGTCGTGCCTTCCACGGTCAAAAGGCCGTTCAGATGGTACATCCCATTCATCCCGGCTGCTTCCCGCACCTTCCGCCGGGGCTTGCGGGTCTCGAGTGCCGGGTATCCTCGTGAAGAAAAGTTTTTCTCTTCGCTCAGCTCTGCCTCGCTGCACGCATATCCCTCATTCAGCCCGCCGAATACCCGCAGCAGCTGCCGCTGGCTGTTTATCTGGTTCAGATTCGTCACGTCATCAGCCTCCCGCCGCCTGCCGGCATATAGTTCCGCCTCACCCACACCGCAAACTCCTGCACATAACTCGTGTAGAGCTGCAGCTCATTCGCCGCCCGGGCCGTCTCGCCCAGTGCAAGGTCCATCTGCGCAGCCAGCCAGTGCGGATAAAGTGCTTCTGCCGCACAGCAGGCCAGCAGCGGGGTGTCATATTCCAGCCCGTCGTTCCACAGAATATCCGCGCCCTTGTCCTCAAAGTCGCCGCCGGTCTGGCTGCGCTCCACGATGTTCCGGCGCATCCCGCTGTCTGCCTGCCGCAGCCATAGCTGCTTCAACTGGTTCTCAAAATGATTGTTCGGCCTCAGCTCATCCGCCATCTTTATCGCTTCGCCTGCTGTCATAAAAAAACCTCCAAAACAAAATCCCCCGGCGCAGCAAGCGCCTGCAAGCTGTACCGGGGGAAATATCAAATGGTCATCATCTGCGTACCGGCCGCCGCCTGCATGGCCTGACTCTTCCGGGCCGCCTCGGCGTCCTGCTTGATGCTGTGCTCCAGCACCTCGGCCACAGCCTTCGGCACCTTCACGTCGATGCCGCGCTGGATGAGGTAGCTGTCGCCGTTGACGCCCACGAACACCGGTGCCGAATAGCGGTCGTCATCCTTGAACAGGTGGATAGTCACCATGCCGTCGTCCTTCTCTTCGGTCGCTGCCTCGGCCTTCTCCACAGTCTCCACCGCGTTCTCCACGGCATCCGCCGCAGCAGTCTCTTTCTTAGTCGCCATAGTATTTCCTCCTTAGTTTGCCTTCGCCTTCGCGCTGTACTTCGGGCTGATGCTCTCGATGCGGACCATGTACTGCTCACACAGACGTTCCGCAGTCTTGATGGCCTTCCAGCCCACGGATGCGCGCTGGTTCAGCGGGTCTTCGCCCGCACCCAGCTGCTTGACGATGTGCTGCAGGCCGCCGCCCTCCACCTCGGTCACAGCGTAGGCATGAGCTGCCAGCACCAGAGTGCCAAACACGGCCAGACCGCTCGGGCAGCCGCTGCCGGTCCAGATCTTCGCCTCGCTGGTCTCGATGAAGCGCACACCGGCCAGCTTGCCGATCTCACCGTTGTAGATGTTCTCAGGGGCAGCATACTTGTGGACGTCGATCCACTCCGGGTTGCGGCGCAGATCATAGGCCACATAGGGGTGGACGATAGCCACGTAGCTCTCGCCGATGGCGTCGGCATTCTGGGCTTTCAGGGCAGTGGCCGCCTGGTCGATGAGGTCGGGCGTCAGCACACTGGCGGTGGTCAGATTGGCGCGGCTGGTCACGGCGGTGTCGCCAGCCGGCGCGTAGATGACGTTGGTGCCGCCTGCCAGCACCTCGCGGGTCACGGTGTCCAGCGTGCGGCCCGCCTGGGACGCCAGTACCTTGGTCGCCTGGGTGATGTTGTTGTCGATGGCGGTCAGCTGCAGCACGTCGGTGATGGCTGCCCAGCCGCCGTACTGCTTCACGGTGGCGGTCATGGGGGTGACGGTCAGGGCCTGAGCATTGGGGGTCACGCCCTCGGTCAGCGGCTCGGTGGCCTTGGGCAGGCTCTCGTACTTGCGGAACTCGATGGTCTTGCCGTTGTTGGCCGGGATGGGATACTTGTCGCCAAACTGGTCATGCACCAGCAGCGGCTCTGCCTGGTCCAGCAGACGCTTCTCGTAGTAGGTCTTCATTTCGGCGCTCATGCCAGTCGCACCGGTGTGGTTTGCAGGCTGTGCAAACAGCTGCAGATTCATGTGGATTTTCATTTGTGTTCTCCTTTCGTGTCTTGCTTTATTGAGAGCTGCCATTTCCTTTGAGAAAGGCTCTCCTTTCCAGGAGAGCTGCTCTGCAGCGCCGCCGTCAGGCGAACTGCAAAGCTGAGAGGTTTTCTTCCGGGCAGCGGCAGCTTCCGGTTAAAAAGTGATGATCTGCCCCCGCATGGCCCGGCGTTCCAGCTCTTCGCACTGGGCAGGCGTCAGCTTGGAGACGTCGGTCTTCAGCACCGCCGCACCGACGGGGTTCGTGCCGTTCTCGCTGGGCCGTGCGCCCCGCTGGCGGATACGCTCCACCACGCCGCTCTCCGTCTTCTTGGCGGTCTCAGCAGTCTTCCGGGCCATGATGTCGTCAAAGTAGCGGGCCTTGTAGGCGTCCTCCATCTTCACGCCCAGCTTGAGCATCTGGGCAAAGTCCGGGTCAGCCAGCGCCGTCTTGATGTCGAAGTCCGGGTCTTCAGCCCGGATGCGCTCCACGGCGGCGTCCCACTCCTGCTGGATGGCTTCCATCTTGGCGGCTTCCGCCCGCTGCTGCTCGGCGGCACGGTGCTTGGCGTTCTCGCTTTCCAGCGCGTCCATCTCCTTGGCCAGCTGGACGCTGATGCCCTTCTTCATGGCCATGTCTTCGTAGTAGGCGTCGTCCTTCACCACGCCGCCCTCCACGGCCGCAGCCAGTGCCTCGTAGTCGCCGGGAGCAGTGCCGTACTTCTGGCCCAGAGCGTTCAGGATACGCCCCACCGGCCCCTGCTCGTTCAGGATGCTGTCGTAGGCTTTCTGGGTGGCCTGCACGATCATCTCGCCAAACTCCCGGTTGTACTCGCCCCGCATCAGCTCGCCGAAGGCCTTCCGGTGTGCCTCCGGGTCGGTGCCGCTCTTGTCTGCCGCACCGTCCTGTTCCTCGCCTTCAGCAGCATCTTCCTCCGCGCCCGGCTCTTCCGCCGGGCTCAGCATCTCATCCACCTCGGCGGCAGCAGCCTCCCGGCCTTTGCCCTGGGCGGGGGCAGACGCCGCCTTTTCTGCCGCCGCAGGGGCGGCACCATCGCCGCCCTCCGCAAACAGCTGCAAATCGAAAGGCTCCCCCGGGTTGCGGCTCCCGGCGTCTGCTGCGCTCTGCTTGCATCCTGCCGGCCGCGGCCCCAACAGCTCCTCCCTGCTTCTGCCGCAGGCAGCGGTCGTCGCCGTTGCTGCAAACAGCTGCAAGTCCACCGCCGGGCTGCACTTGCAGCTTTTCTTGAAGTTCACATTCTCCGGGTACTGTTCGGCCAACAGGTCCAGACCGTCGGCCACAAGTTCGAACTTGTCCCGCATGAGGACGCTGTCGCCCGCCTCCACATTCACCACCGGGCCGTCCTTACCCTGATAGATGCAGCTCGAGGTGTGTTCGTCCTCCGCAGCGCTGTACGCCAGCGTCTGCATCAGGCAACTCACCGCAGCACATACGATGTCCTGTCCCGCCGGGGCATACCCCGCGTGGCCCTCGGCCCTCATCGTCAGCTTCCCGCCCTCCGGGTCTGCTTCGTAGATGATTTTGATCATGTAGAACCTCCTCACTTATTCGGGTCATTGATGTTCATCGCCCTCTCGGCAGCCTTCGTGGCCAGCGGGTTCGTTCCGCCGCCCACCTGTCCGCCCAGAGAGTTCGTTACCGTCTTTGCGCTGGTCTCTCCACCGCCTCCGCCGCCGGTCATGGCAGCGGCAGCAGCACCGGCCTGTTCGCTCAGGTTCGAGCCGTTCTGCTGGTCGATGACAGCCGCCATCTGCTGGATCTGTGCCATTGCCTGCTGCAGCTGCTGGTACAGAGTGCCGTTCTGGGCCACCCGCTGACGCACCTTCTCGATGCCCTCGAAGTCCATCATGTCCAGACACGCCAGTGCGGCGTCCGCGTTGGCCGGAGCAAAGAATCCCAGCTGGTAGCATTCCTTTGCTGTCTCGTTCTGGCTAAGGCGGCTGAAGGTGCTCTTCTTTGCCGCGCTCACCGTGATGTCGAACACCGGCTCATGGGCACCCAGCTCCACGCCGCCCACGCTCTCCACCGGCTGCGGCCGCAGCATCTGGCCGGAAAACTCCCGGTACTCCGTGCCGCCCTGCTGGCCGGTGATCCGGTAGACGCGGCTCTCGTCGTAGAACTGCCGCATCAGGTCGATGATGAAGTAGCATTCTTTTGCAAAGGAGCGGTAAGAGCTCTTCAGCATGTCCCGGCTGAGCTTCGAGCCTGCCTCCTGCAGCGCCGCAATGGCCGAGGCCGCCGTCAGGCCGCTGGTCGCGCCGCCCTGGTTCACGTCCCGGTTTCCGCTGATCTCCTTCAGCTCTGCGACGCGGTTCTGCTGGTAAGCGATGGTGTTGGAGGGCAGCGGAGCGGTCTCCAGCTCCATGAAGCCCCGCTCATCCAGACGGCCCACCAGATGTACCACGTCTTTTGCCGTGTCCAGCAGCTCGTCTTCGTTCACGCCCGCCGTGTCCGAGACGAGGTATCGCTTCTTGGCCGCCGCCAGCGTGTTCTCGTCCATGGCCTGCGTCATCCGGTCGATGGCGTCCTGCGTGTCCTTCATCACGTCGATGTACCCAAAGCCCGCCGGGCTGTTCTCTTCCACAAAGAGCGGGTCGAACACAAAGGGATATTTTCCGTGGTCATAGAAGCCCGTCTCGGCCATCGCCGGGTCGTTCTCGCTGGCGTAGAGCACCACGCCGTTGCAGAACTTGCAGTAATGCACCACGGTCTGACCGCCGGGCTTCTCCCGCTTGTAATACCAGTCCACCACCACGCTCTTTTCGCTGGTGTCGATGTTCCGGTCGCTGACGTACTGCCCCACGGTGATGCCGCTGCTGCCCGCCTTGCCCTCCAGCTGCGGCCACCGGGCCGTCAGACGGTCGTTGTCAGCCAGCGCCAGCGAGAAGAAGTTGGCCGAGTCCTGGATGTCCTCCACGCCCGGCTCCCAGTAGAGCATCAGCAGATCCATGCTCCGGATGGCGATGTCCCCAAGGCCCTCCCGCAGCGCCGGGTCCCAGAAAATGCCCTTGACGCCGGTACCCTGCTTGAGCTTACGCCACCAGGTGTCGCTGTACACGCTCTCGTAGTCCGCCTGTTCCAGCACCACCGGCAGAATGTCGGAGAGGAGCCTCGCCGTCTCCTCGTCGTCCTGCGCCCTCGGCAGCACGTTCGGCTCCGGGTAGTTGTCCATGGCGTCGGCGTGTTTGTTGGCGATGGAGTTGAACAGCCACCCCGTGCTGGGGGCGCGTTTGCCCTCCATCACCCGGTTGCCGTACTGTTTCCAGTGGCCCAGCTTGTACCATTCCTCGTTGTCGATGATCCGCTTGTCGAGACTGGCTTTGGCCGACTTGTACTTTTCGAGGATGGCCATCGCCTCGCTGATCTCCTTCTCGCCGATCGCCGGTTCACCATCCAGCACCCCGGCCAGACTCTCGCCGCCGGGGCTTTCATCTGCTGTCAGGTCAAGCTCTTTTTTACCAAATTCCATCCCATTTTCCTTTCCGCGTTCCTGTTCAAATCCTCATAAACCTCGTCTTGTCCTTTCTCGGGTCCATATCCAGCGGGTCGTCCAGCATGGGCGGCGGCTGGGTGTGCTTTGCGGCGCTGATGGGGTTCTCCATCAGCACATACCGGCACTCGTCGTAGATGTGATCCTCCTGCGTGGTGTCGATGTCCTCCACATTGCTCTCGTCATAGACGAGGTTCGGGATGGTGCGGATGAAGTGTTTGCAGGTGTTGAAGACCTGCAGCATCGGCCTTCCGTCTTCGCCGAAAGCCAGCCGATAGTGAAACTGCATCTTTCCCGCCAGACGGGTGTGGTCGCCGGGCATCCAGTGCAGAAAGTTCGGGCTTTTCTCCTGCATGTCCGCGATGCTCTCGCCACGGCTCTCGTCGAAGATGGCCGGGTCGGCCACGCCCAGGATGACCCGGCCTTTCAGCAGCGGGTCGTTCTGCTCCGCTTCCCGGATCATCCGTGCCTGTTCCATCGGGTCCTTTCTCAGGCCCTCGTTGGGTGTGCCGGTGCAACCGTAAAGCTCCTTGATACGGTAGAGCCGCCCGCGCTCGTCCGCTGCATACCACCCCACAGAAAACGGCTTCGAGAAACCGAAGTCGTATCCCCGCCATATCTTCCAGTGCTCCGGGATGGGAAACGGCTCGATGACGTGGGTCCACCGCTGGTCCTTGTAGTGGTTCGGGTCGTTCCGCCACTCGGTGAACACCTGCCCCGAAAAACTGTCCCAGTTTCCGTAGAGCAGCGCCTGCTTCTCCGCCTCCGGCAGAGAGGCCAGTGTGCCGATGTAGCCCGGGTCATTTTTCAGCAGCGCCGGGTTGTCGAAAATGGTGCTTGGGATAAAAATGCGGGTGCGCCGCCGGGTGATCTCATCCCCGTCCGGCGTCTTTACCTTCATCAGCTGCACCATCCGTGTACCCGCCGGGGCAGGGCTGATAAATCGGCTCTTCACCCAGCCATGGCCTACACCGCCGGGGTTGGCCGTAGCCCGGATGTATACCCGGGTGCCGGGTCCCGAGGGGCGGTTGCGGCTCATCACGTAGCTGTACTCGTCCCAGGTAAAATGCGTCAGCTCGTCCACGCCGATAAAATCAAACGCCTTGCCCTGATAGTTGTACTTGTCCTGTGTGTGGTTCAGGCTGCCAAAATAGATCTTCGCCCCGCTGGGAAAGGTCCAGCAGTGGCTTGTGCCGTTGTACCGTGCCTGCGGGAAAACAGGCTTGTAATACCGCATGGTCTTGTCGATCAGTTCTGAAAGCTGCGGGTAGGTCTTGCGCAGGATCAGCGCCCGGTAGTGCGGGATGTGTACCTGCCGCAGCGCCTCGATGATCAGTGCGTCGCTCTTCCCGCCACCAGCAGCGCCCCCATACAGAGCTTCGTCCTCGGTGCGCGCCATAAAGGCTGCCTGCCTCGGCTGCGGCGACCAGATCACGGGGCGTCCGTGATATGTTTTATGCTCCATCCACCATCACCTCCGGCCCTTTTTCTTCCCGGCCCTCGGCCCCGATCTCCACCAGCGGTGGGGCATCGCCCTCGCTCTGGCTCTGGCTGGGTACCATTGCCGCAGCCTTTTCGGCCACGGTCATCAGCACGGCAGCCATCGCGGCGGCGTTCTTGTCGCTCATCACCCGGCCGCTGTACCGTTCCAGCTGGGCGTCCAGAACCTCCCGCTCCTCGTCGTCCAGCTGCCGGTCGTAGCTGCCCTCGGCAGCGTACAGCACAAGCCCGGTCTCCGTGGCGTCTGCCCGCTCCTCGGCGTCCCCCTTCAGCAGCGTGCCAATGGCAAAGTTTCTGGCCCGGGTGTCCTCGTCCAGTTTCCGGTGGAGCTTGGCCTGTACCTGCGCGGCCCGTTGGCTCTCGTCCACACGGCTCTGCAAATAGCTCACCTGCGCCCTCGCCCCGAGGCTGGCCCGGATCGCGATCTCCCGCGCAGCAGCCTGCCGCTCTTTTGCAAAGGCGTCGCTCCGGCCGGCTTCCTCGGCCATCCACGAGCGGATGGTGCTCTCCGGTACGCCGTACCGCCGGGCTACCGCACAGATGGATCCAGACGACAGCATGGCCATCAACACCTCGGCCCGCACCTTCGGCGGGTACTTCCGCCCCCGCTGGGAGCCCTTTACCGTGTTTTTGCAATATGCCCGCTTGGCCACCGCTCTGCCTCCCCTCTGTAGTTCTTCCCTCCCAGTCTACCGCCGCCGGAAAAACAAAACTACTGCGGACATTTGAGAGCCAGGTAGAACAAACAGGCCGGGTCTCCCCAGCCTCATCACGCTATGGCAATGCTATAACAGCCCTGCCGCCGCCGCATACACTGCCACGGTGCTCAGCGCTTCCAGCTCCTTGTGGTAGTAGGTCGTCCGCCCGATGTGCAGCTTCGCCACCACTCGCTCCTCCGGCATCCCGTCCAGATACCGCATCTGCAAAAGCCGTTTGCACACCGGGTCTGCGGCCTCGTAGTAGTCCATCGCCAGCGCGATCACGCCCGCCCAGTCGCTTTTTCCCTGTCCACAAGCCCGCAGCTCTTCCCGCACCCGTCGTTTCTGCTCCCTGGTCAACTCCCCGCCTCCCGTCTTCCTGCGCGTTTTCTTCCCGCGCGCGAATAAAGCGCGTTTTTACCGCGCAAAATACCGGTACTTTGTCTGTCAGGTGCGAACTTTCGCACCCTCCCGCTTTACCATCACCACATAGCAGCGCAGCTCGTCTGCGTCCCAGCCCTCTTTTTCGTCGCCCGGCGCGTCCGGCTCCGGCACGACGCACCGCACAAACTTCCAGCCCGGGTATCTCTGTTCCCACCAGTAGGCGTTGTCCTTGCACTCGGTGCAGGCCTTGCGCAGCTGCTTGAGGCTCCATCGGGTGTCGTTGGGGGCGCGCTCCACCGGCAGTGTCAGATTCTTCGTCTCGTACCACCGCATCTGTCCGTGCTTCTCGAAGTAGGTGATCAGGTCATCCAGCCTGTTTTGCAGGTTCAGCCGGTCAGCGTTGGCTGTGCCGAGGCTCTCCACGCTGCCGTCCGGCCAGCGCACGGCCCATTTGTCTTCCAGCAGCTGCCGGAACTCCGCATTCTGCCGCATGGTCAGCCCTTTGCACTCCACCAGCAGATGATGGTGGTACCGCCCGCTCTTCCGTCCGCAGCCGGTCAGGCCCATGACCCGCAGCTCGGCGCCCGGGCCGTACAGCTTTGCGATGGCAGCCTTCACCCGGCGGATGTAATTGCGTAAATCCCGCTGGGCCTGCTCCATGCTCTCCGGCAAAAAGGTGTCTATGTAGGTCAGG